ACCGGCTTGCGCCGCCTCTACCAACGCAATTGCCCGCATGTGCTCTACGGCACGTCTTGCCAGGCCAGTGCGGTGATCTATCGCGTGCCGGGCACCGTGGTGTCCGTCGCCGGAGTCTTGCTGAGCGTGCCGTCTGCGGCCGGATATGCCACGGGTCATTTCGCTGGCGGTTTTGCCACGTGGGCGGCCAACGGCATCACCGAGAAGCGAATGATCGTTGCCCACAACCTGGATGTCATCACGCTGTCGGCCGTGCCGCCCGGACTCGCCGTGGGCGACACGATCTACCTGTATCCCGGTTGCGACCGGACTCTCGCGACCTGTGCGGCCAAGTTTGGCAATAGCGCCAATTTCGGCGGCTTCCCATTCATCCCGACGAAGAACCCCTTCGGCGGCAGCCCCATTTACTGAGTAGACGGTATGCCCTGGGCACAAATCATCGTCTGGATCGTCACCGCACTGATCCAGTACGCGCTCCAGCCAAAACCGCCGCAACCCCAGGCTGCTGAACTCAAAGACTTCGATGCGCCGACTGCCGATGAGGGTCGCCCGGTGCCCGTCGTGTTCGGCACTGTGCTGGTGAAGAGCGCCAACGTGGTGTGGTACGGCGATCTGCGCACCACACCAATTAAATCGAAAGGTGGAAAGAAATGACCGACATCCTGGTGACCCACGGCGACATGCGCAGCCTGGGTTACTGCAATCGCGGCGCGCGGGAGTGGTTCGCGCGGCACCAGCTCGACTGGAGCCAATTCATCGACCAGGGATTGCCTGCGCCGCTGCTGTTGGCAACCGGGGACAGCATGGCCGAAGACGTGGTTGCCGCCGCTCGCGAACGCATCGGCTCCGAGGTGAACGATGGGCGGTAGCAGCAAATCGCAAACGGTCGGCTACCGCTACTACCTGGGGATGCATCTGGCGATCTGTCACGGGCCGGTCGATGCCATCACCGAGATCCAGGTCGGCGAGCGCCAGGCATGGAGCGGCAACCTCACCGCCAGCGGTCGGATCACGGTGAACATGCCCGAGCTGTTCGGTGGCGAAAAGCGCGAAGGCGGCATTTCCGGCGCCATCGATGCTGCGTTTGGTCAGGCGGCGCAGACGCCGAATGATTACCTCGTATCGAAGATCGGCTCGCCGCAGCCGGCCTATCGCGGGGTTCTGAGTCTGATTTTGCGGCAGGTGTACATCGCCGCAAATAACCCCTACATGAAGCCTTGGGCGCTGCGTGTGAAGCGGTGTTTTCGCGACTGGTATTCCGCGAAGGCGGAAATCAACGGCGCCGCCAACCCAGCGCACATCGTCTACGAATGCCTCACGAATGCCGCCTGGGGCATGGGGTATCCGACGGCCAGCATCGACGACGCCTCGTTTCGTGCGGCGGCTGATGTGCTGTCCAACGAAGGCTTCGGGCTCAACATGATCTGGCTGCAGCAGAGCAAGATCGAGCAGTTCGTCAAAGAAGTGATGGACCACATCGGCGGTGTCCTCACGACGTCACCGTCGACGGGACGCTTCGTCCTGAAGCTGGTGCGGGCGGACTACACCGTAGCGACGCTCCCCATCCTGAACCCGGACAACGTCATTGAGCTGGAGAGCTTTCAGCGCGCCGCGTGGGGTGAGACGACCAACGAGATCGTGCTCATCTACACCAAGCCGGACACGTTCAAGGAGACCAGCATCGCGGTCCAGGACCTGGCCAATATCCAGGCTCAGGGCGCCGTGGTGTCGCAAACTCGCCGTTACCCCGGCATCACCTCGGACAACCTCGCCGCCCGCGTCGCGATGCGCGATCTGGCATCCGTGTCCACGCCGCTCGCCAAGGTGCGGCTCAAGGTGAACCGCAAGGCCTGGAATTTGTACCCGGGCGATGTCTTCAAGCTGGAGTGGCCTGCGCTCGGGATCGCCGGTCTGGTGATGCGGATTGCCGGCGTCGATGGCGGGTCACTCACCAACGGCGCCATCAGCATCGACGCTGTCGAGGATGTGTTCGGCCTGCCGTCAGCGGTCTACACCGCATCCCAGCCCACCGGCTGGACCGACCCGGTGCCAGCGCCATCCGCGACCACACCACGGCGTCTGGTCGAAGCGCCGTACTGGGACGTGGCCCGCGCGCTGTCTGCATCCGAGCTCGCCTACCTCGATGCCACCGACTGCTTCCTGCAGACCCTGGGCGGCCGCCCCGCGCCAGGGGCGCTGAACTACGACCTGTACAGCAAGACGAACTCGGCCACGACCTACAACCAGCGCGGCCAAGGCGAGTTCTGCCCCACGGCGGTTCTCGCCACCAGCCTTGCGCAAGAGGTAACGAGCACGACGACGTACAGCGGCGAACTCGACATCGATCTGGTCGCAACCGGGAGCTATGCCTACATCAACGACGAGGTCGTCCTGGTCACGGCCATCAATACGACCACGCAGAGCCTGACCCTGACCCGTGGCGTCATGGATACCGTGCCAATCAGCCACGCAGCCGGCAGCCGGATCTGGTTCGCCGATGGCGCGCAGGGCGTCGATCCGACCGAGTACGCCGCTGGCGAAACGGTCAACGCGCGACTACTCACCGTGACCGGAAAAGGCACGCTGGCGCTGGCATCGGCGCCAACCGACTCCCTCGCGATGAACCGCCGCCAGAACCGTCCGTACCCGCCCGGCAACGTCAAGATCAACAACGTGGCCTACCCGGCAGTCGCCAAGGGTGACCTGGTCATCTCNTGGGCGCACCGGGACCGGCTGAGCCAGACGGTGAGCCTGGTGNCCCAGACCAACGGCAACATCGGCCCNGANGCNNGCGTGACNTACACGCTGCGCNTCTACGGGGAAGCNGGCAGCCTGCGNCGNACCTACNNCGGNCTGACCGGCNCCAGCCAGACCTACACCTTGGCAGACGACACCGCTGATTCCGGCCTTGGCCGACCCAACGCCGCGCTGCGCATCGAACTCGAATCCAACCGCTCGGGCGTGATCAGCCTGCAGAAGCACTCGATCGCCTTCGAGCGTGCCGGCTACGGACTTCACTATGACAAGTACTACGGAGGCATCTGATGCCCGCAATCACTGACCCGAACCTGGGACTCAACTACGGCTGGACGCTCGGCGAGAGCGGCTGGGGCGCCGGCATGGATGCCAACCTGAAGCGGCTGGGCGCTGTCGTCAGCCTGTCGGTCAAAGACCGCGATCTGGCCACACCACCTGCCAGCCCGGTTAACGGCGACCGTTACCTCATTCCCGCTGGCGCAACCGGCGTCTGGAGCGGCAAGACCGATCAGATCGCGGCGCGCATCGCGGGCGTCTGGGAATACCACATCCCTAAAGTCGGTTGGCTCTGCTTCATCGAGGACGAGGCAGTGCTCTCGGCCTACAAGGCCACCGGCTGGAGTCCCGGCATCGCCATCTGATCGCTTTCCCCTGAACCCCGAAAACCCGCCCGAGTGGCGGGTTTTGTATTTCTGGAGCCCGCCCTATGACTGACCCACAAAAACCCGCACTGGTCGACAACATGCTCCTCCTGCGCAAGGAGGATTTCGACGAACTTCTGGACCGCGCTGCCGAGCGCGGCGCCAGGCGTGCACTTGCCGATGTTGGCTTGGACGGTGACGACGCTGCCCACGACATTCGAGAACTGCGCGGCCTGCTCGATGCCTTCAACACCGCCAAGCACACCGCGTGGCAGACCGTCATCAAGATGCTCACCACCGGATTCCTGCTGGCGTTGGTGGCGGGCGCCCTCATCAAGTTCAAGGTGTTCGGAGGTGGCCAATGATCGAGACCCTTCTTGGTGGTCTGCTCGGCGGCGCGTTTCGCCTGGCACCTGAACTTCTCAAGTGGCTCGACCGCAAGGGCGAACGCGGCCACGAACTGTCGATGCAGGACAAGGCGCTCGAATTCGAGAAGCTGCGCGGTGCACAGCGCATGCACGAAATCGGCGCCGGGGCCGATGCCGCGTGGAATGTCGGCGCAATCGAAACGCTACGCGAAGCCGTTCGCACCCAGGGCGAGAAAACCGGTGTGCGCTGGGCCGATGCGTTGTCGAGCAGCGTTCGCCCAGTCATCACGTACTGGTTCATGGCGCTGTACTGCGCTGCCAAGACGGCCGCCTTCGTTGCCGCTATTGAAGGCGGTGCCGACTGGGGTGTTGCCATTCTCCACGCATGGACCGAAGCCGACCAAGCCCTGTGGGCCGGCGTGCTGAACTTCTGGTTCATCGGGCGCGTGTTCGACCGGGTGAGGCCATGAGCCAAATTCCCCAGGCAGCCATCGCCCTGGCCAAGCGCTTCGAGGGGTTCCATCGAATTCCGAGGTCAGATCCACTGCGCCGGGCCCATCCCTATATCTGCCCGGCCGGCTACTGGACGATCGGCTACGGCCGTTTGTGCAAGCCAGACCATCCACCGATCAACGAGGAAGAGGGCGAGATGTACCTGCGTCAGGACCTGCGCACAGCACTCACCGCCACGCTTCGCTACTGCCCGGTGCTGGCCGCCGAGCCAGAGGGGCGACTCGCGGCCATCGTCGACTTCACCTTCAACCTCGGCGCGGGGCGGTTACAGACATCGACCCTGAGGCGACGGATCAATCAGCGGGACTGGATCGCAGCAGGGCAGGAACTGCGGCGATGGATTTATGGCGGCGGAAAAGTTCTCCCCGGGCTGGTAACGCGACGGGAGGCTGAAGTCGCCTTGCTTCTTCGCAACGCTTGAGCCGAAAGCGCGCAGAAAAGCTTGGCTTTACCGCCGCACAGCGCGTTCATGTCATTCCCGCAACGGAGAAATGCCGATGACCAACACATACAAGAAGGCCGTAATCGAGGACACCGTTTCTCACGGCATCGACGAAGACGAACAATCCAACCTGCTCGATCTGTTCGAGTACGCCATGAAGTCCATCGCGACGACCCTGGCTCGCGAAGCCAGATTCGACACCAGCGACTTTGCGACGGCGAAAGAGCGCAACTGTGAGGGCTTTCAGCTGACGCTACAGCGCCTGACCATTGACGGCCGAGACTTCTGGCACGGGCGGTTCAGCAGAGCCGAACAGCGACTCACCGTGACTGGATCTCTCGAATAGCCTCGCGGCTACTCGGCCTCTTTTGGCACGTCCCAGTCGGCCAGCCGTGCTTCGCCGGTCTGGTAGAACTGCTTCACCAACTTCACGTAGTCGAGAAAATCCCGATTCTCCGTGGCTAGTCGGTTTGCCATATCCCAATCGATCTCATCCCGTTCCCGGGCTGGAATCAGCACCTGACTTTCCGCCGGGTTGTCGGCATCCAGCTTAATCAGGCCGATGCCGTGAGCCGCGAACAGCATTCGCAGCTCCTTCAATGTGTCCTGCCCCTCGATCTCGGCGGCCACCAGGTAGCCAAAGTTGGACCACGAGGAGTTCGAGACGGACTGGAAGAAGCACTCTCGGACATTTGACCGGTTGATTAGCAGCTTGACCTCGAACGACCACAGCTTGGTGCGCTTGTCCGAATACTGATTCACGCAGTCCCGCACCTCCTGGTGCCAATCGGCGCCCAGGTCCTCCATGCCCACCAGATCCGGGTAGAGCCAGCGGTTACCGTTCGGGCCGCGCTTGTTCGATGAACGTTTCTCGTCGATGCGCTTTGAGTACACCCCAAACTCTTCCCACAGATACAACGACAGCAGAGGGTACATCGCGTGCTCGCCGACTTTGGTATCGTTCATGTCGGCCGTGGGCACGACGACCGCGCTCTCTGCTGCCGCCACCTCGGCACTGTCTGTTTTTTCGGAGTAGTAATACTTCCGTGGGCGGCCCTCGGTCGTCTTGAGCTCTGGATGCTTCTTCTGCAAGCGCGGGCGCTGCGAGCTGATCTCCGCGACGAGCTGCTGCACCAGATCAGCATCCGACTTGATGTAGTTGCCCTGGCTTTTGGCCCGCTTTTCCTGACACTCCTCGGGGAAGGTTTCGAATAGCCACTCCGCAATCTGCCGCGCAGTGAACTTCTGCTCCGCACGATCCTTCAGGAAACCGACCACTGCCTGTCGTAGATTCAACGCCATGCTCTTCCTCCCCGCTTATCCCTTTGCCGCTTCCGTCAACAGGTCGCCAACCGAACGCGCGACCACATAGCGTGCCGGATTCTCGCCAACTGCCAGCGCGTGGAAATGCGCCTTGCCGCATTCGATCTTGGCGCTCTCCTTGTCCCGCAGGTCATCGGTAAACAGGCTGCTCTTGGTTTCCACTACAAAGTAAAGACGCTGCGCGCCGTCTTCCTCGACCAGCACGGCCCAGTCGGGGTTATAGCTGCCTAGCGGGGTTGGCACCTTGAACCAGCCTGGTAGCTTTGCATACAGCTTGATCGCGTCGTTCTTCTCCAGCGCGTCGGCAAAGTCTCGCTCCGTCGTCGAGTCGTACACCACATGCTCGTAGATCGACTTTTGGGTGTCCATCAGCATGTTCTTGAGATAGCCAGTGAGCTCTTCTTTGTCGAACAGCTCCTGCGCGTAGACGTGCTGGTCGCCCAACTTCTGGTACTTGATGCCGTCGACCAGGGCCATCCGTTTGCATCGATTGATGGTCTCGGCAGCCAGCTCGATGAACTGCTGCGGGTTACGCTTGAAGTCGTCCAAACGCCCACTTCCGGTCAGGATGCTGGTGATCGTGCGGCGGGTCAGATGGGTTCGATCCTGCAGGTCCGTCAGCAAGTCCGGCAGCTCAATATCCGTTTCATCCAGCACCACCGTCGCTGCACCCGCTTTCTCGGTCGCTTGAACGCCCGCCTTGCCAATGGCGATATCGGCCTTCCGCCATTGCAGGCGCGCCTTCGCAATCGCAGGTGCCTTTTGCAGAGCGCTGATGCAATCAGTGATCAGCTTGGCGTTGTCAAATTGCACGCGATAGGTGGTCTGATGCTTGATGCGATCCCATAGCGCCTTGAACTCGTCACTCAGGTATATCGCCTTACCATCCTGGCCTTTGCGCAGTGGAACCTGTTTGCGCTCATCGGCATTCTTGATCTCCAGGCGGCCCGACACCTTGCGCAGCACCTCGGCAATCTGGCCCTTCTGGGCATCAAACTCGGCGGGTAGCACCAGGGTGCCTTCCTTGAGCGCCTTTTTCAGCGAATCCTGCACCTTGCCCTTGGCGTCAATGTGGCCGGCGGCCTTCAGATGCTCCCACAACGCCTTGGATTGCTCGACGCCCAAGGGGACGGCCTTTCCGTCCGGTGCCGTCACGGCAATTGCGGCAAACTGGTGATGCTCGACAATGCCAAAACGTATGCCGGTATCCGCCTCGATCTCTTTCTGCAGGTTTTCGGCGAATTGCTCGTAGTTCTCCGTCGCCACTACGGTCAGGGTGTTGACCTCGAAGCCCCGCACCCGCTCACCGTGCTGATTCACGCACAAACGCAATCCGCGGCCGATGGTCTGACGACGCTCGCGCTCGGTCTGGATGTCTCGCAGGGTGCAGATCTGGAACACATTCGGGTTGTCCCAGCCTTCTTTCAAGGCCGAATGGGAGAAGATGAACTTGAGCGACGTGTCGAAGGACAGTAGCTTTTCCTTCTCCTTCATGATCAGGTTGTAGGCGCGCTCGGCGTTCTCGCGGTTGCCCGCATTGTTCTCTGCGGTATCTGTCCAACCGCCTTTCTTGTCGATGGAGAAATAGCCGTTGTGCACTTCCTCTGCGGCGGAGTCCAGGTCGATTTCGGCGAAGAGGCTCTGGTAGGCCGGCAGCTTGGCGGCACGCCGATACTCCTCTTCAAAGATGCGCGCGTAGTCACCTTTGACCGGATTGCCGTCCGCGTCGTACTGGCGGTACCTGTCCACCGCATCGATGAAAAATAGCGACAGCACCTTGATACCCAACGGTCGCAGGCGCTTTTCCTTGTCCAGATGCTCGCGAATCGTGCGACGGATCATTTCGCGCTGTACGGCCAGCGCATCCACATCACCGTGGGCTTGACCCGGCTTCAAGAACACTTCTCCACCGGGGTAACGCAGCTCCATGAACTCGTCGCCCTTGGCCGTGTTGATCTCGCCGACGCGAAAATCGGCATAGATCGGACGCTTGGCAAGTTGCTCCAGGTCGTCGCCATCGGATACGACGAGCTCCTGCCGCTTCACACCGCTGGCGGTGGCCATATCCAGTTCGACCCTGGCACTGATGGTCCCGCGCTTGTTGGCCACCGATATCAACCGCACGAAGGGCTTGTTGTGCGCATCCTCCACCGTCGCCGAGGCCACCTCGATCTGCTTGACCAGCTTGCGCTCGTAGGCATCGACTGCGTCGAGGCGAAACACCATGTGATGCTTGTTCACGTGGGTCGCGGAATAGCGCAGCGTGCAGAGTGGATTCATCGCATCCAGAGCCTCTTTGCCACGCCCCTCGAGGCCACCATCCACACTTTGGGGTTCGTCCACGATGACGATGGGCCGAGTCGCCTTGATCAGGTCTATGGGCTTTTCACCACCGGTCTTCTCGCTGTCCTTGTAGAGGTTGTTGACGTCTTTCTTGTTGATGGCGCCCACTGTCACCACCATGATCTGGATGTTCGAGCTGGTGGCGAAGTTGCGCACCTGCCCGAGCTTGTTGGAGTCGTAGAGGAAGTAGTCGAAGGGCACCCCAGCGTAGAGCCCCTTGAAGTGATCCTCAGTGATCTGCAGGGTCTTGTAGACGCCTTCCTTGATCGCCACCGACGGCACCACGATGACGAACTTGCTGAAGCCATAGCGTTTGTTCAGCTCGAAGATGCTGCGCAGATAGACGTAGGTCTTACCGGTGCCGGTTTCCATCTCCACGGTGAAGTCGCCGGACGCCAGCGCGCTGGATGGGGGCAGACCACCCCGCAATTGAATGTCCGCTAGATTCTTGTGCAGCTCATCGTCCAGCAGCGTCAGGCGGTTGCCGACACCCAGATCCGACTCGGCCATGCCCAGCGTCATTTGCTCCGGCTGGGTCCCTGGAAACAGGTCCGACCCCACCGGCATCGGCGCCTTCATCGTCACCGTGAACTCGGTGCGGCACACCTCCTGGCCACGGAACAGGTCGCACACGGCCTCAATGGCCTGCATCTGGTAGTCGAGGTTGGGCTCGAAGTGAAGTTTCATAGCGCCCCCCTCACAGACTGCGCACGTTCTGGATGCCGTGCTGTTCCAGAATGGCGGCGAGGTTGGTCTTGGCGACATCGTTTTCAAAGGCGCTGTCGCGGAACACACAGGTGGTGTCACCGGCGGGCGCCAGTTCCTCGTGCCAGTCGATAATGCCTTGGGCCAGCGGCTCCACCTGCTCTCGGGTAATCTGCTCGGCAAGACAGGTCATCAAGACGCCGCCACCCACGGAATGCACCTCACTGCCCGCGATGGTGCGCTGCTCGATGGGCACGCACAGGTCGAGGCCTAGCTTGAGCAGCAGTTCGTAGAGCACGTCCGCCTCAGAGCGACCTTCGAGCAAATGATCCTGGTGGTCGAACAACGAGGCTTCCAGATCGGCCGGATTGGGGTTCCAGGCGCGGACGTTGGAGTGGTCAAGCTTGAAGACGCGGAAGCCGGTATCGCCGGCAAACAGCGGGTTGTCGGCTTTGACCTTGGCGGCGGCGCGGCGTAGACGTTCTTTGGTAAGTTCGGAAATGGTGCGGGGTTTACCGAGCTTATCGCAGAAGTCTGCAGCGGTCTTTTGATCCTTATTGGCAGGATCAACTGGCTCCGGTAATTGCGCAACAATATAGCGTCGACAGCCGCTGTCAAAAGCGTTTTGGGCCATAACCGCATGCGCGGTGGTACCTGAACCCGCAAAGAAATCGAGAACGATCGCAGATTTATCGCTTGCCGCCATTTCAATAATATGACGGATTAAGCCGACAGGTTTCGGAAAGCTGAACACCTTCTCCCCATCAAAAAGTGCCTTTAAATCTCTAGTGGCCTTCTTATTTCCTTCAAGTTCCGACCACAGGTTCGACGGCTGCTTCAATCGCCCCTCAAGATAGAACTTTTGATAAACCTGCCAGACTTCCCGGCCGTCCTTAGTAACTTTCTGCCATTCGATAAGTCCTTCTGACACCATCTCCTCGTAGCGATCTTTCCCGCAAATCCACCGACTTTCGTATCCAGCGGGCGCCACCGGAAAAACCTGTTGCCCATCGGGTGCGGTTACGGCGTAGTACATGCTTGGACGATCTTCACGCCTGTCTTCTCCACCAGTTCGACGTAGCGACCTCGTGAGGTACTTGCCGTTCGCATCTTCCTTGTCATAGATGGCCGCATCCTCGTCTGTGAACCCGACTCCACTTATTTCAACGTCTGGCTGGCGAAGATAAATCAATATGTTGTCGGTCTCATTGACCAACGCGCGGAACCCACCTCCTGTCGGGGTTCCAGTAACACGTGCAACACATCCCGCGTAACACTCCTGACCGAAAATGTCGTCGCAGATCGCTTTGAGATTTGCCAGTTCGTTATCGTCAATTGAAATAAAAATTGCCCCGAGCGAAGACATGAGGTTTCTTGCCAGTTTCAACCTCGGATACATCATGTTTAGCCAGTCAGTGTGGTATCGACCGCTGGCTTCAGTATTGCTGCTGATCTTCTGTCCGCCCTCCACCTGCCCGGTCAATTCCAGATAGTTCTTAATGTTGTCCTGGAAGTTGTCCGGGTACACAAAGTCCTTGCCGGTGTTGTAGGGCGGGTCGATATAGATCAGCTTGACCTTGCCGGCATAGCTTTTCTGCAG